CCCCGCCGCCGCGGCTGACGGAAGGAGTCTCATCCTTCCTGCACCACGCCGGCGTCCTCACACTGTCCGGATGCGTATTCCCGTCCCGCACAACGTGCAGCACCCGCCCGAACCTGTCGCCGTTCCCGGTGTACAAGCAGCGCACCGCCTGCTTCCCCTGCGGCCACTGGTCCAGCGCGATGTGCGGACATCCCCTGCACGTTTTCATTCCTTCGCCCTCTCTTTCTGCGTCGGTAATCCCATCCCGTTTCGCGCCCGCCATGCGGACATCGTCGAAACGCCGAGCACCTTCGCAATGTGCGGATCGTCCATCCCGGCCTCCCACAGCTCCTTCAGCCTTGCTCGGTCGATCTCCTGCCGGTATCTCGGCGGGAGTCCCGCGCCGTGCCGCCACTTCTGCACCGTGTCCGGGTTGCATCCGATTATGCGCGCAATCTCCCGGTCGTTCTTGCCCTCATCCCAGAGCGCCCAGAACTGCGCCCAGTCGTAAAGCCGCCCCGCTCGCTGCTTCGGTTCCCGCCTCGGAGAGCTTCCCCGCAGCACGACCGGCTGCGCCCGTACCCGCAGGGCTGTACCCGGCTTATAAAGCCCGCATTTCCTCGTGATGTCCGCCTCGCCCAGGCTCGTCTTGGTCTCGCCGGTGATAAAGAAGTAGTTGCAGCTCCCGTCAGACCCGCTCACATTGCCGGAATGATACTTGCACTGGGTGCGGTAGCATATGTATTCGTCTTTCAAAACGGCAGCACCGCCCCTTCCTCCACGAGCTGAAAGGCACTCTCGTTGTCCCAGCTGTCGTCCGGGTGCTCGATCCCCCAGATCTGCGCCTCGTCGAGATAGTTCTTGCCGAAGTGGGCGATGAACTCCTCCCGGCTCCACTTCTGCTCGGTCATCGCCTTGTGCTGCCCGTACTGGTGCAGCAGCTCCGCGGTCTTGCCGGAGCGGTGCGCGCTGTCCGCGTCGATCCGGTGGCACCACGGGCACAGGTGCACCGTGAGGCCGTACTTCGTGGAAGCAGGCCGCCGGGCCCCGCCGAAAATGTGGTGCTCCTCGAGCACCTCGTAATTACCACACAAAAAACATACGCCCCGCATTTTTCTTCGTCCTTTCTGATTTAAGGCTCCCTCCCCGAGGGAGCTGTCAGCTCCGCTGACTGAGGGAGTTCCCCGCCGCAGCGCCTCTCCCCTATTTCGTCGCTTCCAAGATCCGTGCCGCCAGATCGTCCACGCGCCACTTCTTCTTTGTGCCGCGCTGGAAGCATGGCAGCCCGTCCAGAAACTCCGCGACGATCCTCCGGTTTTCGATTCCGAGATAACGCCCGATCTGCGTCATGTCGGCGTATCGCGCGCCGCCCGTGCAGTGCTCCGTGAGATCCGCCTCGATCTCTCTCTGCTCCGCCGGAACGGCCAGCCGTACTCTCGGCATTTACCCTGCCTCCTTCTCGTCCTTCTTGGTGTTCTCGGTCGCGCCCGCTCCGAGCACGAACCCGACGCACAGACTCTGCTGCATCGGCGGCAGCGTTTCCAGCTTCCGCACGGCGTCCTCGATCATCACTTTGATTTCCTCGCTCATGTCCTCACCTCCTTACATGCACACCAGCAGCACCGCCGCCACCGCCGCGGCTGCTGCCGCTATCGCCCAGACGAGAAGGACGATCTCCTTCTCCAGCGCCGCCGCGCGCTTCTCCAGCGCGTCCGTGCGCCGTTTCAGCTCATCTATCTCCGGGTTCTGAAGCAGCCACAGCGCAACCGTCATCGCCGAATTTCCATCGCCCATTTGCATTGCCTCCTATCTCTTGTCTTTTCCCCGCCTTTTCTGATATAGTGAAATATTCAGAAAAGGAGGTTTGTTTTATGTCTCAGCTCATCGGTTCTGTCGCATCTTCTGGCCCCGTCGTAGATCCTCGCATTGCAGACAAGATCATTCTTCGCACAACCGCTCCGCTCCCGGATGTGATAAGCTGCGCTCTATACGATGTTTTCCGCGCCGTTGCCGATCAGTTGGAAAAAGAGAACCGGATCATCGGAAGTTTGCCGGTTCATTGCTTTTTTCTCGGCGAAGAGTCGTTTACAATTTCGCTTGACAGTCCGGAACGCGCTATATGCTTTCGCCTGGCGATTTACCCGCTCCCGAACCTCGCTCCGCTCATCGGTACGGATTTTCTGTACACCGTCCTCGCCGAAGAACTTTGTCATCTCATCTGGGACATTTCCGACGAGGCTCTCGTCAACTTCAAGGTTCTTGAGGTGCTTCGTAATCTTCATCCGCAACTTTCTCTTGCAGACCTATACTCGGAATCATCTGTCGAAGAAAGCGTTCAGTACGCTCATCGGCATCCAGAGCTTCCGCTATCAGATTTGCTTCCTTCGGATTGAGCTTGTCTTTTCTCACCCCACTCACCTCCCAACACAAGGATTTGATATCATGAATAAACCAGAGAAAAACGATCACTTCACGCTCTTCTGCCTCATCGGCCTTGTCCCGCTCGCCATGTGGTTTCTCGGTCTTGTCACAATAACTGACGAGATTGCGTACTGGCTCATCGACGACGTTCTCCCACGTTCTTTCTTCGACGGCCCGTTGAACAATGAATATCTGGTGAACCTTCTCGTTGAAATCGCTTGGTTTCTTCCTGTGCTGTGCCTCTTTGAAATTCTCAACGGCAAGCACTTCATCCGTCTCCCGGTCGCTCGCGTCTACCGTGTACTGTATTTCGCATACAGCATAGCCGGGGCCTCTCTGTTCGTTACCAAAGGCGATGTCACGCCTTTGCATTGGGTTCTCTTCGCTGTTCTCTGCGCCGCTTCGCTCGCCTGGACAATTTGGCATTGGATAGAATCAGAGTCTTTCCCGGTCGAAAAGGACGATTGACCGGAACAGTGCTTCGTTCTTATGGTGCAATCATATGCTCTATCAGTGCATTTGTCAAGTCCTTTTTGCTCTATTGGAACATTTTTTCTTGACTTTCTGTTCTAAGGCTGTTAAAGTGTCCTCGAAAGGAGGTGCTGCCTATGTCCGTTGGCAGTCGTATCAAAGAGCTGCGCAATTCTCTTGACCTCACGCAGCAGAAATTCGCCGACCGTCTCGGCATCCAGCGCGGAATTATCGGAAAATATGAAGTCGATGTTTCCGCCCCGTCCGATGCGGTGATCTCGCTGATCTGCCGCGTATTCAATGTGCGGGAAGCCTGGCTCCGCGATGGCACCGGCGAGATGCTCGAGCAGCTCACCGAGGATGAGGATCGCGCCCGCTTCTTCGGCGGCCTGTCCAAAGAGAGCGCCTCGCCCGAGGTGCTCGCGTTCATCGACGCCCTGCGCAAGACACCCGAACCAGCCATCCGCGCCGCGCTTGAGTTCGTCTGCAATGTCTACGAGTCCTACAACGCCCTGCAAAAAGAAAAAGAGAACGGAGATTGACCTCCGTTCTCTTTTTTATGTTGACAACGTGTATATTATGTAATACAATGTATATACAAATATTGAAAGGAGCTGATAGTATGGCAACCACGGTTATGAATATCCGTATGGACAGCGAGCTCAAGAAGCAGTTCGAGGCGTTCTGTGCCGATATGGGGCTTTCCGTCACCGCCGCCGTCACCGTCTTTGCGAAAAAGGCCGTCCGCGAATACCGCATCCCCTTTGAGATCGGCGCGGAGATCCCGAACGCCGAAACGAGAAAGGCGATCGAGGACGCCGAGGCCGGCATCGGCTTGAGCGGCCCGTTCCATTCCGTCGCGGATCTGATGGAGGCGCTCAATGCTGACGATTAAGTTTCAGGCAGCCTTCCGCCGGGACTATAAGCGCATCGTCCGCCGCGGCTATGACGTGCGCCTGTTGGAAAACGTTGTGCAGCTTCTCGCCGAGGAAAAGCCGCTCCCGGAAAAGAACCGCGACCACGCGCTCTCCGGCGACTATATCGGCTGCCGCGAGTGCCACATCACGCCGGACTGGCTGCTGATCTACGAGATATCCCATGGCGAGCTGACGCTCTGTCTCACCCGTACCGGCACACACAGCGATTTGTTTGACTGACAGAAGGAACCCGTCGGAATTTCCGACGGGTTCTCTCTTTACCTTTTTCGTTACCTCACGAAGATGGTCTTGTAGGGGAGGGGCTCTGCTCCTCCCGTCGCTACATCATCCCCAGCACGAAGAAGTACACCCTCCGCAGCTGCCGTATGTCCATCCGTCGCAGCATCCGCACGATCTCCTCGATCTTCGTCTCTTCCATTTCTTCCCCCCTTGTCATTTTGTTGCATTTCTGGTTATTCTCTTGTATATTCTTACAAATTTATATATTTTCCGTGCCGTTCTGCCG